GTCATAATGATAGTATAACTATCACCGCTACTGTGACCAACAGTTGTAAACTGGATGTCTCCAGTTGCGCCACTTCCTGCATTATCAGGAATGCCACTAAAGTCAGAAAAATCAAATTCATCAGCCCAATCAGCAGGAAGCTGAATGACTAAAACATCGGTACTGGCATCAAAATATATCTTGACCCCCATACCAATATTACTAAATGAGATTTTTTCAATGCTTACTGAGCTACAAGACATTCCTGTTACTGGATTAGTTGTTAATCCAGAAACATCAATCTTGGTGACGGCACTCTCTCCAGTACCGTCACTTACATTAGTAAACCTGAATATAGCGTGTTGCGCTCCATCTTGGATGGTTTGTGTTGCTACTGCATCAGCCATAATTTACCCCCTATTAAGCGTCAGCAAATGGTGTTACTAAAGTACCTGAACCAAGTAACTGTGCTGCAACATGGTATTTAGCGCTTGCCATTGCAGTAATAACTACAATGCTTCCTGCCAAACCGCCTTTAGTTGTGCCGTTTTGTGTAAAGGTGTCATTAGATGCGCCAGAGATAAAAGTCTTACCTGCTGCACTGTCGTCAATACCGGTATAAGCGCCACCGACAAATTTGTCTGTGCCATCGGTTGTGATGTCCATGTCAGTTGCTGCCGTTACGACAATAAAAGTGAATTGTGCACCTAAATTACATAATTGGTTTGGATCCCCTTTGTCCGTAGGTTCTGTAACAACAATGCTAGGAAGTGTAAACACCCCGTCCGCATCATTACACAGTAATACCTTACCGGCATGAGAAGCCACCGTTATGGTTGTGTCAGCCGTTAAACTAACAACAGAGCTATAGCCTGCACTTATAAAGCCAGCTAGTGATTTAACTGGACCTGAAAAGGTTGATTTTGCCATAATTTTTTCTCCTGAAAAAATAAGTCCTATTGTCTTGGCTTGTCTGCTAGGTCAGTCGATAGGACAGGGTTATCCCTAGATACAATAACTATATTACTTGTAAAATTGGGAAAAAGGAAGGGAAAGTGTGCCGGGTTGAGTAAGAAACCCCCGGCGAGGTTCCATATTTGGTTATGCTCCTGGGCTTCCGAATACTGCTCTTGGATCACTCCATCCAAAAGAGTATCTTTCTCTAGCCTTGTAGCGAACATTGCCTGTGTCAAAATCAGCTTCCATTGAAGTTCTGATTGGTGAACGGTCAAACATTTTGAATCCGTTCGGACAATCAGTCTTAATGAACCAAGCATCAGTGTCAGTGAGATAATGATTAACGGTATAACCTTCAGGGATCATTCCCATATTTTTCATAGCGTTAATATCATTATCAGACGTTCCAACACGTCCTGGTGTTTCCAACAATCTATCGGCAGTGAATTGTAGTTCTTTAGGAATGATTAGTTTCGTTCCTTGAAGAGCTACTTTCAATCCACGTTCGTCAGTAAATGCTGCAATGTCAATAAGAGCTTGTTCCAACGAAGTTTCGTTCAGGTCAGCTGCAGTTGAAAGTTCGTTACGCAAATTAGCGCCACCCACAGTTGGGTGGTCTGTTGCGCAAAGTTCTTTACCGTCTCCGCCTAAATAACTTGTGTTGAACGCTCTGTTTAAAACAGATGCTGCTTTTACTTGCTTAGTGTTTGCCATACTTCGGGCGAGCGCGCGAGTATATCTTGCTGACAATCTGTCATACAAGTTATCTTCGACCGCTTCCTCAGTGATTGAAAACGCCAATGCTATCGTTTCGTGAGTATATCTTGATGTAAACGCTTCTTGCGCTTGATCAAAAGCTACCCCTGCTCCTTCTGACTTGACAGGTGCGCTATCAAACCCTGTTAACATTACTTCTTCTTCAAAAGCGCGATCACTTGATTCGACGTCATAAATTTCTTCATGTTCGTTATCATATCTATCGTACTCAAGACCAAATAATGCATTAAGGCCTGGAAGCAATTCTTTTACCAATTGTGCTCTACTAATTGCCATCTAAATTACTCCTTACGTTCCTGCAACAGGACCTCTGTAAGCGTGCTCATTGATTATTACAACCAAATTTGCATTATTCGCTGTGAGATCTCCGTTAGAGTCATCTTGAACAACACCAACGATTTTAAGCTGAAGTGCTTGCGTTGTTGCTATAGTGCTAGAGTCGAGTTCACGAGTGGAAACACCTGTAGTCGTTGAACCACCAATGCCGTCAGTATCAGCATTTCTACCAATACATGTTACGGCTGAAGCACCGTCCGCTTGTACAAGAAACATTTGGTTAGGGTCGTCATAGATATAACATTCTATAGCTCCGCTTCCGAGTGCCGTTGTACTAGCTGGATAGTAATTCGAGAAGGTAGGCTCACCGCTTGAGTTGACATAGTAACAATGTGAGAACACACCGACTATGTTAGCTGAAGAAGCTGCTGCTCTATTAATATATCCGCCTGCGAATATACACAAGTCACCTTGAAAGATGCTTGTACCATATCCGGAAGGATCAATACTATATTTATTAGCTTCTTGTACAGCTGAACCAACATTTAGGCCTTTATAAGGTCTTAGACCAAAAGCCTTGTCTACGTTTGCCATGTTAAACTTTTCCTCTATTCAAGAATTATTATTAAAAACCCTTAGTTCGATGAACCTTGAGTTCCGCCAATTGTTACGCGAGATTGCCTATTAGGTTTACTAATTGACATACTAGGATGTGTTCCATCTTTCATCAAATCATTATCAACCGCGTCCATTTGTCCCTCTGCCTTTGTTGTAAAGTAAGCGGTCCTTTCTTGAACGGTTTCGATTGGGATTCTACAAAGAATCAATCCGCCAACACCAATTACTCCTTGAAATTTACCTTCTTCCATTACGGGAGAATCGAAATCAGGATGTTCGTCTGCTCTCACAGGTTCCCAGCCTTCACGAAGTCTAGCCATCACATTTTTCTGATCGTCTTGACCTCTAGCTTCCATTCTTACCCAACGGTGAACGTATCCTTCTGGAGGATTCGGTGCATCCAAAGCGGATGGTGGAGCCCAAGGTTTTCTCGCTTGTTTTTTCTCACGAGTTTGGGCTTCGCGTGGTTCGCGACTTGCGTCGACTTTATTGTTTTTTGTCATTGTTGTCTCCACGTTTATTCAACATATTTCGCGTATTCATTTAAAGGCACACCTAGCTTCTTCGCTATTGCTACCTGTGAAGGTGTGAGTCTCACAGACTTGCGCCCAGTTTTAGCGCTGCGTTTTGCAGGAGCTACCGCTTGGGCGGGACGACTTTGTTGAGACGTTTCTCCAAATTTATGGGGAAACTCGTCTCGTATTCGTTTATCTATCTCACTATAATACTCATCGCTTGTCGCGTCAAACCCTTCATTCAACAAATCTTCGTGAATAGCGAAAGAAGTCATCGTCATTGCACGATCATCGCCAAACCAAGAATTGCCTTCTGCCCAAGCTTCTGCTCTGGGATCGGGTTTCATAGGAGCCTCTTGTTCTTGTTGTACAAACTCTTGTTGCTGTTGTACAGGCTGTTGCGTTCTTCTTTGGTTGAGTGCTTGTACGCGTTGAGCCTCTACCGCTAAAGATGCCAATTTTTGTTGCGCGTTTACTTGCGCATCTATGTTTTGTTCTTCGTTCGCTTTTTGTAATAGTGTTTTCGTTGCTTCTGTTTCTGCTGTAATTCTATTTGCTTCTGAAAGAATATAGTTTCCGTCTGTGTTTTGTTTTTGTAGTTTAAGCGTTGAGTTTTCTTTGTGTACGTTTTGCGCGTATTGTGTGGCCGCTTGTTCTCTGCGTTCTGATTCGCGCAGTTTTGCAGTGAGTTTGCCAATCCGTTTCTGTACGCCTTTGCTGTATTCTTCGTGCTCGTCTTCTACTTTTTCTTCTACTTTTTCTTCAGGCATCGCCTCTAAGATATTTTCTTTTACAGGCTGTGCTTCAAAAGTTGAGCTTTGGGTTTCTTCGATTTCTACATCTACTTCAGGTCCTGTATCGTCAATTTGTACAAGCTCTTCGGCAGGGTTTAGGTTTAGTTTGTGCTCTGGCATGATATTTTCCTCATGTTAAAATTGATGCAGAATTGCTTCTGGGTTAGGTACTCTTGCAATGATTTCATCGTCATTGAGTATTTTTATTTCACCGCCCTCAATTTGAAAACGAGATCCTGCGTAACGACCAAACATTACCCAATCTCCCTCTTCGCACCAAGGACCTGTTG